GGTGGTCTGTGATCGAGATCGTCGTTTACGGCAACCCGGCCCCCCAGGGCAGCAAGAAGTTCGTCGGCCTGACGAAGGATGGTCGCGGCAAGCTGGTCGAAAGCAGCAAGAAGGTCGCTCCCTGGCGCATGGACGTCAAGGCCGCTGCCGAGAAGGTGCGCGCGCTGCACGCCGATCAGATGCCGCTTGATGGCCCGCTGGTGGTCCAGATGGTCTTCACGATGCCCAAGCCCGCCAGCGCACCGAAGAAGCGCCGCACGTGGCCCGACCGCAAGCCCGACGTGTCGAAGCTCGCGCGCAGCACCGAGGACGCGCTGAGCGACGCCGGCCTGTGGGCAGACGATGCGCGCGTGGTCGAGTACAGCCGACTGGCGAAGGTGTTCCCCGGCGAGGACCCGATGGCGCTGGGGTCGCCCGGCGTCCTCATCGTGGTCAGCCGCGCGGATCAGGCGCTGCAGGCGCGGCAGATGGAGTTGGTGGGGTGATCGACATGGGAGACGAATGCATGTTCCTCAGCGCCGAGGTCGGCTCGACGCCGAGAAGGATCGGGTTCGTTTGATGACGCCACAGCGCGAGGTCTTTGCCACCAGGCTGGCGGCCGGCGACACGCAGGCTGCGGCCTACCGCGTTGCGTTCCCAAGGGCCGGCAACTGGCGCGACGCGACGGTCTGGCGCAAGGCCTCACTGCTGGCGGGTAATGGCGAGGTTCGGGCGAGGGTAGCCGAACTGCAGGCCAAGGCCGCCAAGGCAAACGAGGTCAGCATCGAGCGCCTCGCGCGCGAGCTGGTGGCCATGGCGCACTACGATGTCGGCGAACTGGTCAGCCAGAGCCTGCGCACGCCGCGCGACATCGCAAAGCTGCCCGAGCAGGTGCGGCGCGCGATCGCCGGCTGGAGCTGGGACGCGAAGGGGCGCCTGGTGATCAAGCTGGCGCCCAAGGCGCAAGCGATCGAGCTGCTCGGCCGGATGACCGGCGCCTTCAACGACAAGTTGGCCATCACCGGAAAGGATGGCGGGCCTGTCGAAACGAAGCAGTTGCGAGACCTCACCGACGCTGAATTTGCCGCGGAAATGGAGCGTCATGGGCTCAAACGCTGATGCCTTGGCGCTGATGCTGGAACAGCAGCGCCGCGAGGCGCAGGTCGACCTGCATACCTTCACGCGGCGCTTGTTCCTCCGCCGAAAGGGATTTCCGTGGCGCGATGCACCGCACCACGCCGCCGTCTGCGCGGCGCTGCAGCGCGTGTTCGACGGTCAGTGCCGGCGGCTGGTCATCAACATCCCGCCCAGGTACAGCAAGACCGAGCTGGCGGTGATCAACTTCATGGCTTGGGCGCTGGGCCGCGCGCCGGACGCCGAGTTCATCCACACCAGCTACAGCGCCACGCTTGCCGCCACCAACAGCGCGGCGGTGCGCGACATCGTGCAGCACGATGCTTACCGCGAGATCTTCGGCGGTGTGCATCTGGCCACGCAGGCGCAGGCTCATTGGAAGACGACGGCCGGCGGCGTGGTGTACGCAACGGGCGCGGCCGGCACGATCACCGGCTTCGGCGCCGGCAAGATGCGCGAGAGCTTCGGCGGCGCCATCATCATCGACGACCCGCACAAGGCAGACGAGGCGCGGTCAGACGTGATCCGGCAGGGCGTGATCGATTGGTTCGTCAACACGCTGGAGAGCCGCAAGAACGACCCCGAGCGCACACCCATCGTGGTGATCATGCAGCGGCTGCACGAGCGCGACCTGGCCGGCTGGCTGCTCGGCGGCGGCAACGGCGAGCAGTGGGAATCCCTGGTGCTGTCCGCCTGGCAGGACGACGGCACACCCCTGTGGCCGGCCAAGCACCCGGCCGCCGAGCTTGAGCGAATGGAGCAAGCCAGCCCGTACCACTTCGCCGGCCAATACCGCCAGCGCCCGGCACCGCCCGAGGGTGGCGTGTTCAGGCCGGCCATGCTCGAAACCGTCGACGCGCTGCCCGCCGGCGCTATCCAGTGGGTGCGCGGCTGGGACTTCGCCGACAGCACGGGGGGCGACTTCACGGCCGGCGGCAAGCTGGGCAAGCTGCCCGACGGCCGCTTCATCATCGGCGGCATGGAGCGCGAGCGCTTCACCACGGACAAGCGCGACGCGCTCATCCGCAACACCGCCGGCCGCGACGGCCGCGGCGTGCGCATCAGCATCCCGCAGGACCCCGGCCAGGCCGGCAAGGGCCAGGTGCTTGCGATGACGCGCATGCTGGCCGGCCGCGCGGTCCACAGCTCGCCCGAGAGCGGCGACAAGGTGACGCGCGCGGAGACGTTCGCCAGCCAGGTCAACGTCGGCAACGTGCTGATGCTGCGCGGCTCGTGGAACGAGGCGCTGATCGAGGAGATGCGCATGTTCCCGAACGGCGCCTTCGATGATCAGGTCGACGCCCTGTCGCGCGCCTTTGAGGCGCTGATGAGCGGTCAGGGCACCATCGCCGTGGGGTCCGTGCCCGGTCTATGACCCGCAGCCATGCGTCCGACGGGCCCAACGACATCCAGTGGCTGATGGCCGAGATGGAGCGCGCCGGCGTGGGCGCCAAGGCGCGCGAGCGGCTACTGCTGGTGCTGGCGCAGATCGTCCAGGGCCGCGGGCTGCGGCGCGCTGAGCTGAAGGCGGCGCTGCGCGCGCACGTCACCTCGTCGCTGCTGGCGCAGTGCTCGGCCACCGAAGCGCGGCGCCGGCTGCCGGCGCTGCTGGGTGTCAGCCGCTCGACCGCCTACCTGGTGGTGGAGCAGGCGCTGCAGCAGCGCGCTGCGCGCTCATTCGCGTTCGATCGGGACGGAGGCGCCGATGCTGCCTGATGACGTCGTAGCCGCGCTGCTGGCCCGGCACAGCGCACTGGTGCGCGCGTTCGCCCGCAGCGCCTTCGCCAAGCTGTGGAAGCTGCTGGCCGATCCAGACCTGTCGCCGCGGGAGGCGGCTGCGCTGGCGCAGGTCGAGTTCGGCGGCGCCTTCGCTGACGCCTTGGCCATCGCCTTCGGCGAACTGCTGCAGCGCTCGGTCGGCGTTGCTGCGGTGCGCGCGCTGCCGGTCGGCCGCATCACGCTGGCGCGCCGAATCTACCTACACAACGCCGAAACGGCCGCCGAGGTGGTGCAGGCGGTCCGGCAGCACGCCGCCGGCGTCCATCAGGCGCGCGATCTGGCGCTGCGGCTGTACGACGGCTACAGCCCCGCGGACGGCATCAGGCGGCCGCTGGAGGGCCGCGCGAGGGCAGACCTGCCCAAGGCCCTGCGCGCGCTCACGTCGGACGCCATGACGCGCGACAGCCTCTCCGCGCTGGTGGAGCGCGGCCAGCAGCAGGCTGCCCGGCTGAAGTCGCAGGCACTGCGCGCGGCCTACGCGCAGGCTCTCGATGCCTGGGAGGCCGGAGCTGGCCAGGACGCGCTCAAGCGCCGGCTGGAGATCGCGCACGCCGAGAAGAACAGGTACTTCGCCAACCGCATCAGCCAGACCGAGCTGGCGCGCGCGCACCAGGCGCAGGCGGCGGCCGACCTCATGGCCGACGAGACGATCGAGGTGGTGCAGGTGCGCATCAACCCGATGCACCCGAAGACGGACATTTGCGACCTTCACGCGCGCGCCGATCTGTGGGGCCTGGGCCCGGGCTGCTACCCGAAGGCTCAGGCTCCGCTGCCGCCATACCACCCGTTTTGCATGTGCCGCGTGCGCTCGATGCCGTCGCTGACGCTCGCCGGTGCCAATCGGGTGCCGGGCGGCGAGGCGGCTTACCTGCGCGAGCAGGGGATGGAGGCCGCGGCGCGCATCATGGGCAGCCGCGATCGCGCGCAGGCGGTGCTGAACGGCGCCAGCGTGGAGTCGGTGATCAACGCGGGCAAGGAGCCGCTGTATCGGCTCCGGCGGCTGGGCAGCGCGGCGCAGCATCCGCTGGTGCCGGCGGCGAAGAAGGCCGAAGCCGTCAGCTTCGTCGAGCGCGCGCTGCGTGACCCGCGCCAGAAGCAACCGCCGTTGCCGCTGGCGCCGGTGTCCGATGCCGCTGCCGCGCTGGCCGATGCATTCGGTGTTGATCTGCGCGGCAAGTCGATCGCGCTGGATCACGATGGCGTCATCCACGCGATGAAGGGCCATGCGAAGGCGACCGAGGCCCTGCGCGGCCAAGCGCCGTTGACATCCGACGACCTGGCGCTGTTCGGCGACATCTTCAACGCCGCGCGGCTGCGGCTCGGCAACCCGCCGCGCACGAAGGACGGCACTCCCATGGTCGAGGGGGAGGTTGCGATCGGGGATTGGCTGTACGGCTTTGCCGCGCGGGTGCGCCGCCGTCATGTCGTGCCGCAAACCTTGTTCAAGCGGCGGCACAAATGAAGAAGCCGCACTGCCTGATGCGTACCCTTGCGGGCCCCCAGGCCAACGTCCGGAACGACGTGCGGCGGCCGCGAGTTTAGCTCAGCGTCCCCCTGATCGCCAGCACCTTGTAGGCCTCGATCCGATCTTCATCGAGAAAGGTGTCGCGGTAGGCGAAGAAGAAGGCCGGCGCGGACTGCAGCGCGTCGAGGATCTGCGACTCCATCGCCAGCAACGACTGCCACTGCCACTGCAGGTCGGTGCTGAACTCGTGGACGGGCTGACCGAAGTACACCAGCACCTCGATGCCGCGCTTGCCGATGATCTCCTCGTCTCCGATCTTGCTGGGCACGATGCGGACCATCGGGTAGTCGGCCGGCGTCATGTTGGCCTCGAAGCCGATCTTGCAGGTGGAGACCGCGGCCAGCGCCGCCAGCTTGTCGCGGGCAGCCGCGAGGATCGGATAGACGCTGCTCATGCTCAGCCCCGGTACAGGTCGACGCTGAACATCGAGCCGGCGCTGCCGCTGGCGCCGGCGGCGGCCGCATCCAGCGCGGCCTGCGCCTTGCGCGCGGCGGCGAGCTGATCCTTCCACTCCACGCGGTAGGCCGACAACTTGGCTTGGAACACGTCGTCCGGCGTGCGCTGGCTCTCGACGCACGTGATGATGTAGGCGCGCAGCACCGTGAGCTTGGCGGCCCACTCGGCCGGCAGCGCGCCGAGGTCATTGATGTCGGAGGCCGCGCGCGTCTCGATGTCCACCGTGACGAGCGGCGCGAGGTACTTGTCGGCGTAGGTCTGGACGAGTGGCATGCGGTCAGTCCTTCATGCGTGCGGCGAGCTGCTGCTCGAAGATGCGCGGCGCCTGGTCGGCGGCGCGCGGCAGCCAGGCGTCGCCCTTGTAGCCGGGGTGCTTGACGACGCGGGCGAAGATGAAGGCGCCGCCGTTGGCCCAGCGCAGCAGCTTCTTGCGTTTGGGCTTGATCAGGTGCGGCTTGCTGCCCCAGTGCACCCAGAGCGCGTGCGGCGCCACCTGCAGGTCGTGGCCGATCTCCCAGCCCTCAGGGATGCGGCGCTTGAAGATGGAGCGCACCAGCGCGCCGCCGCCCGGCCCTTTGCTCCGGTGCTTCCCCGCCTGACCCTCGACGTAGGCCTCGGCTTCCTCCGCGGTGGCGTCCAGCGCCTGCCTGGCCATCGTGCCCAGGCGCAGCAGTTCGGCCCGCACTTCGCGGTCGCCGGTGACCTTGCTGTCGATCCTCATTCGCGGTGCACCCGCAGCGTCACGCAGGCCTGCAGGCTCTGGCCGCGCGTGGTGCGCAGCCTGGCCGTCAGCAGGTAGTCGCGCCAGGTCTTGATGTCGGCGCCGGCGGGCGCGCGAAGCGTCGCCTCGACGTAGCGCGCCTGCCGAGTGCGCACCGCGCCCACCGTGACGCCGCCAGGAGTGGCCGCGGCGCCGGTGGCGGCCTCGATCAGCTCG